ATTGAAAGTTGGTATTTATAGAATACGAAAATTGCATGAAGAAGCAAGAGCGGCAGGTGAAGACACTTCACAACTGCCTAGTCTAACAGAGATAAAGTCATTAAATAGAGATTTTGTTGAGCTTAACATCATGCTAAACGGCCAGCCAGTTTATACAGGTGATGACAAGACAGGAATCAATAAAACATTCCCTTTTGCTCCTAATATATGCTACCTAGAACCTAGTATATGGCACTCATCTCAAAGACTACAAGGCTTAGCCGCTGCTGGATACTCAGCACAGCGACAATTTAATAAACGTCATATGAAAATCCAAGATATGATGGATTCTACAATCTCTACAGGCTTTAAATATCTTCTAGGATCTGTTCCTGACGTATCAGACTTACAGCAATCAGGACAAAACAAACTCATTGGTGTTGATCCAGAAAATGCACCTGAAGGGTTGGGTTCAGTTCAAGAATTAAATGGCGGTAGTGCTAATCCATCACTAATAGAATATCAAAGTGTGTTAGATCAACTAACGTTAACTTTATTAAACGTGAATGAATCTGTGTTAGGTGTTGATGATAAGGGCAACACGCAGGTATCTGGTCGTTTAGCGCAAGTACGTATAGGTCAAGGACTGCGATCTAACAGAAAGATATTCGATAACATAGAACTATGCCAAAAGGTTATTGGTGGTTTAGTACTAACTGCTATTCAAAGCAAATATTCTCCTGGCAAAATAAAGCGTATTCTTGGTGAAGAGCCAACCGAACAATTCTATGAAAAAGACTTTGAACAATACGACTCTATAATAAAAGAGGGAGTTCGTTCTCAATCACAAAAAGATGCTTATTACTATGAGCTTGTTAACCTAAAACGTGAGCAGATAGTAGATGTTCCACAAGAAGAGATAGTTAGAGCTCTCCAAATGTCAGGTATGAGCGATTTAGAGGAGGCTATTAAGAAACAAGCTGAATCTCAACAACAACAAGCACAACAAGAACAGATGCTTCAACAGAAACAGATTGAACTTATCGATGCAACAACTCAAGAGAAACTTGGGTTAGCAGCAGAGCGTTCTTCAAGAACAGAGTCTAATATTGGGCTATCACAAGAAAGGAGAGCTGCTGCTGTTAAGGACTTAGCAATGGCTGAGCTTGATAAAGCTAAGGCTATAGTAGAGATATCTAAATTGCATGAAGATAGACTGGCGCAAGCTTTCGATATAGTTAATCAGATACATACTCAAGAGCAAGAGCAAAAGAATATAGAAGATCAAAAGACTATGCAAGATGTTGAAATTGCTAAGCCTAAAGGGTTAGACACAAAACAAACTAATAATATTTAAGCTATAGGAGGAAATTATGGCTAAAATGAGTTCACCAAAAGGGATGTACTCTACAACTACAAATCCTTTACCAAAACCAAAAGAAGTTATGAATCCATCTATTGGACCTAACTCAAATCCTGATGCTGCTAAAGCTAATAGATTGTTAAAGCAAGCATATGCTGAAAATGATTCGTTAAGAGGAAAGAGCGGTTGCTAAAGTAGAAGGAAAGACTAATGACAGCAATGATGAAGTGTCCAGATTCTGGTTTAATACTACCTAAAAGGTTTGTCGCAGAAAAGACTGCGTTAACAAAAGTTATAACTGATTATGTAGACAATGTTACTAGAACTAATGGACATATAAAAGGAACGTATTATTTAACTTTCCATGCAAAGTTTGATCCTAACAATCCTTCTAACTTCAAAATTACTGAACCTAAGTTAACTAAATCACTGCCTTCTTTCATTTCTAATAGCATGGTCTATTGGGTATCAAATGAAAAAGGAATATGCGAACTGCTATGGATGGTTTCACCCAAGAAGAAGGGAGAGAAGCTAAAAGTAGAGTTTAATACGCAAGGTGTCGCCTACCTTCAAGCAAAGGGCGCTATGCCATCGTAAGAGGCTATCTTACGCTAACTCGGGAGAATATATGACAGATACCGAAGCTGTACAAGAAGTTGTTGAAACAAATGAGCCTATGGCTAATGAAAATCTTGAACAAGGAACTTCAATTGATGAAGGAGTTCAAGAAGAACAAAAGGAACAGATGGTTCCTCTATCAGCGCTGCAGAAGGAACGTAGAAAACGTCAAGATGCAGAGGTAGAAGCTAGGTTATTTAGAGAACAACAACAAAGTTATATGAATAGTCAAAAACAAGAAGAACCTGATGACTCGGATTATGAGCCAGTTACAAAAGGTGATCTTAATAAAGACTTAAGTAAAAGAGATTTAGAATTAATAAGAAAGATAGATGAAAACCGCTGGTTAAGGGACAACCCAGAAAAAGCGGAACTTATAAATAAAGATTTAGCTAATTTTTTAAAACAACGACCAAACCTAGTACATGCTATAGATGCAGCTTCAAACAGATATGAAGAAGCTTGGGAGCTACTCGATAAGTTAACCCCTAAGCAGAAAGTTGCGTTAAGGACGAATACAGCTGTTAAGAAAGAAGCCCCTGATTCTCCATCCGGAGTGCCTAAAGCTTCTTCTATAAATCAGACAGTTGATTTTTCCAATATGAGTGACGCAGAATTTAATCAATGGAGAATGTCTAAGCGTAAGAGGTAGTTGGTCATAGGAGACAATATGACAGTAACAACAACCAGTGTTTATGGTTCAATGACTGATGCATGGGCGCACCGTGCTTTGCTTCAGAGATCAAAACCACATAATATTCACAATCTTTTTGGTAGATCATTTTCTTTACCACAAAAAAACACAGATACAATGGCGTTTAGAAGACAAGAAAACTTGAATTCTGATCCTGTAGTATTATCTGAAGATGCTGATGCAGCACCAGAGCAAGTCAACAAATACGATATCAATGTAACAGTACAAGAGTTTGGTAAAGTAGTACTTCTTTCTAGAAAAGTATTGTTAGTTGTAGAAGATGACACAGCTAATGAAACTGCTGATAACCTATCTCAGTGTATGCATACTATGCTAGACAAAGTGACAAGAGACGTTTGGGCTTCAGCCGTTCCAGAAATTTCTTGCTTAAACGGTGTTAACGGAAATGCCATAACTGAATTAAGCCAAATTGATGTCGATAGAGCGATAGCATATCTAGATCAACACAACACAGAAAAGATGACTCCTACAGTTGAAGGATCTTCTAAGTTCGGAACAGGCCCTGTAGAAGCAGCTTACTGGGTAGCAGCAAACGTAAAAGTAAAACCAGATATCAGAGCGTTAGACTCATTTGTACCTACAGCACAGTATGGAGCGCAACAATCTGTACTTCAAGCTGAGCTTGGTGCTACAGATGAAGCTAGATGGGTTACTTCAACACTTGTTAATGTAACAGATGACGCAACACCAGTTTATAGCAACACATTCATAGGTGCTAATGCTTATGGTTTTGTAAGTATTGATTCAGTAGCAACAGAAATGATCATGAAACCACTAGGATTCAACGATTATTTAAATAGATTCCAGTCAATGGGATTTACTGCATGGTTTAATGCTGCAATCTTAGACGATTCTCATATCGTAACTTTACTATCTACAAAAGCATAAGGAGTATTTATGTCAGATTTATTTGAAGGTCGCACAATGACCGAAGCGTACAAGTTTATTTCTGCTGGTGCAGCACATACTTTTACGTTCAACTTTCAGCCAGACAAAGTTACTTTCTACAATTTAACAGATTGGACAGGAACAGCTGCTGGTTTACCAATATCTGTATGGTTTAGAGATTTAACAACTGATACAGATGCATATCAACAACAAGTTATTGATTCTTCAGCAGGAGCTTCTTTTAACTTTGTTCTTGAAGGAACCAATGGTTTTACTGTAGCTAACACTACTGGTGGTCAAGCTGAAACAAGAACAGTTATTACTGCTATTACAGCGGCTAACCCTTGCGTAGTAACAGCGGTAGCTCATGGGCTACAAACTGGACAATTAGTAAGAATTACTGATTTAGGTGCTGATATGCCTACAGCTCGTGGCATGGACGAGCTTAATGGAAACCGTTATGCAGTTACAGTTCTAACTGCTGACACGTTCTCACTACAAGACGCTATTACCGGCGAAGACATAAACTCTACAGCATTTGTAGCGTATGTTATAGGCGGTAGCGTTAATTTAATCACTCATACATTAGATTATAGCACTCAGTTTGCTTATGATCCTATTGAGTATAAGTTAACTGCTGGTACTGCTGTAATGGGTACAAATGATGACCAATTCTTAATTGAAGTGGTTAAGTATGGTAGGGTTGTAGAGTTAGGCGACCTAGCTTAATAAATATAAAAACTTGAGGGAATCAGAGGTATAAACTTTGTAGGCAGTAGGAACGTGAGAGAAATACTCATAAGTACATGCTAGCGCTGCCGCCCCTCTTATTTAACAGAAAGCGTCCTTTAGGAGACGATTAAACATAAGGAAAATACAATGGCAGTTAAGAAAGAAACACCAAGTATAGATAAAATATTAGAAAACAAACCAGAGAAGGCAGCAATTGAAGATATGCCTTTAGAGACATTAGCAGATTATCTTAGATATAACAAAGAAGCGAGAGCATTGAATAAAAAGCTTAGGATATGTAGATATCCTATTAAGCAGGCTCCACACGAACTACATCCGCAAGAGACTATTATCTTCACAAATGTTAATAAAAGTGTAATGCCAGTAAATGTTCATGTATCAAATGAGATGATTCATTTTGATGAACATTTAACACCTGGAAAGCAATATACTTTACCTAGGTGCATAGTAGAACATCTAGCCGAGAAAGGAACAGCAAATTGGAAGAGAGTAGAACGAAAAGATGGTTCCGTAGATACCGTTAAAGAATCTAAGTCACCAAGATTTGCCGTAAGAACTATTTATAAGGACTAATTATGACACAATATGTTTCAGACTGTTTAAGGATAATGAGGTTAGCAATTGGAAGAAGGAACGAAAACGATCCAGATTCCAGCGATACTACATTAAGAACATATCTTAATGATTTTATTAGTTTAACTATGTCTGATGATTTAAAGGTATTTGAACAGTTTGGAACATTAAAGTTTACAATAGATGATACAAATGAAACTGGAGTATATGCTTTATCAGATGTAATGGCAGAAAACTCTATTGACTTCACAAATTTGTCAACTGAAGCATTTGTTACGTTAACAGACCCCCCAGCAGGATCAATATCATGGAATAGGTTAGACATATATCAAGATCCTGGTCTTTTCTTTTCTAGATGGGGAGTTAATAATGAAGATGTGTTGATAGCTGGATACCCTACAGAGATGTTATATTATGGTACTGATTTAACGTTTAGAACAATCCCAGACACAGAATATACAATTTATATATATGGATATAAAGTTGTACCTGCATTTAGTGATGATGGAAACGATCCTTTGCCTCAAGATTACTGGTTGCGATATCTAGCTTATGGTGCAGCTTTAAACTATGCTAGGGACTATAGGTTTGAAGCAGATGCATTAAACCAACTTAAGGTAGAGTTTGCTCATGAGAGGAAGCTTTTACTTACAAGAGTTCACAATCAACGAAAGCTAAGTCGCTGTCAACCAAGGTTTTAATATGACATCAGTATCAGTTCAACCTAGAGACGTAGTTTTTACTTTCACTGACTCATGTAATTGTTGCATTACATGCTGGTGTTGTAGAGAGCCAAAAGATGATGATCAATTATATGTTAATTCAAGAGGAGACATAGAATCATTTAGCAAGAATAAGGCTAAGAGGGATATAGCATTATCATTTCAAAGAGCAAAACAGCATTTGGATGAAACCTTGCATAGAAGGGTTGTGGCGTTTCAAGGTGATCCAGAAGCATTTCAGCATAGGATAAGCTCAATTTTGGAGTCTATTGATTCGTTAGGACATATAAACAAGGCTCATATAGAAGGGATAAATGAATTGATGCTATCTACTTTATCTGAACAAAGAGGAGGAAAATAGATCATGCCAATGAAGTCGAAAGCTCAGAGAGCTTATCTGTGGGCTAAAAAGCCTAAGGTTGCTAAAGAGTTTGAATCTAAGACAAAAAAAGGTAAGAAATTACCTCTAAAAGTAAAGAAAACAAAAAAGAGAGGTAAGATGTGAGCTGGAATTCGACTAGTCCTGATGGTACAAAATCTGTAAAGGATAACAATCCCATCATACAAGCTAATACAACCTATACAGAGACTGAGATGAATAAAGATCACTTCTGGAATATAGGTGGAGATGAAGATGGAAGACATAAGTTTGCTCAAATGCCTAAGTATACAGATGGAGCAGTAGCAACGCCTACTAGTCCAACTATAGCAGCAGGAATGGACTTAGCATATTTTGCAAGGCTTAAAACAGCAGCAGAAGCGACAGCCCAGCAAGATGTTCAACCATATATTAGAAATGCAAGTGCAATAATGCAAGTATTGGGTATTAGAGCATGTGGTGTATTCAATGTGGCAGGTGGAGTTTCAACTACAGTTTATGCTCATAATTGTTCGGTAACAAGAACAGGAACAGGAAGATTTACAGCTACATTTACTTCAGCATTACCATCAGTCAACTACATTTTCTTAGGTGGAGGAGTGGCAGGAACAACCACAACAAATGATATAGTAACATGTGAAGTAGAAGCGTCAACTGCTTTAAATTCTGTTAAAACAGTAAA